ATCCCGATCTGGGCTGTCGACAGACACGGTCGGGTGGATTTCTCCCGGCCGATCCGACGGCTGACCGGGGACGAGGCGCTGGCGCTCTTGCGTCCCAAACGGGCGGGATCCTCAGGTTCTCAACCCGCAACGCAATCGGCATCCAAAGATCAACCCAGCTGGCTCGCCCGGCTGATGCGTTTCTTCTCAACCCTGAAGCAGAAGGCCTGACCCATGCGCTACATCCGACCCAACTCCCTGACCTGGTGGGCGGGGGTACTCGCTGTCCTGACCGGCGTTGCCGCCGCGGCACTCCCCGCCACCGGCGCCTTCAGCGAGCTCGCCCGGCTTGTCGCTCTGATGGCGGGCTCAGGCGATGCCTCCCCGGCCGGGCTGATCTTTCTGGGTCTCGGCCTGATCGGCCTGCGCGATCGGATCGAACGGGGGTTCCGAGGGGATGGCTGACCTGGTCACGGGTCTGATGGCCCTCGCCACCCTGATTGCGGGTCTGGCCATACTGCTCTGGCGAGCAAAAGGCCGGGGCGTCGCCGAAGAACAAACACGTCAGGCGCGGCGGGACCGCGACGACGCAGAAGCAACCAAACGGAGGATGGAGGATGCAACGGCTGATCTGGGCAGTGATCCCGATGTGCTGCGCGACTGGCTGCGCACCCGTGGCCGTAAGTGAAGCCGCGCTTTGTGCTGGACTGGCACGCCCCGTGACAACCCACGCCGCAGCGCTCGCCAATGACGGTGGACCGCGCTCGGTCACAACCGGCGCGCGTCTGATCCGCCTGATCGATGCCGGTTGCGGGTGGCCGCAATGAAGTCCCTCGACCCGACGTTTCAGGCCCATCTCGACGAGGGAACAACCACACTCTGCTGGTGCTGGCGCATCCTGCGCGCCGATGGCCTGAGCTTTGGCTTTACCGATCATGATCTGGCACTCGACTTTGACGGCACCGGCTTTGAGCCCGAAAGCGGGCTGACAGCCTCCGAGATCCGTTCAGGCACTGACCTCTCCGTAGATGCTCAGGACGCCGAAGGCGTGCTGAGTTCCGACAGGATCACCGAGACCGATATCCTCGACGGTCGCTGGGACAATGCAGAGGTCGAGGTCTGGCGGGTGAACTGGGTCAACACAGACCAGCGGGCCCTGTTGCGGCGCGGTGCCATCGGCCAGATCCGGCGCGGGCGGCTCGCCTTCGTCGCTGAGGTACGCTCACTTGCCCATGTGCTTGGCCAGACGGTGGGGCGGACGTTTCAGGCGACTTGCGACGCGGCGCTTGGGGATGCCCGCTGTGGCATCGATCTCGAGGATGCCGCCTTTAGAGGCTCCGGCGCTATCCTGACGATCCTGCGCGACCGGGCTGTTCGCGCCTCCGGTCTGACAGGATTTGCCGCTGGCTGGTTTGCGCATGGAACCCTCCAATGGACCAGCGGTGCCAATGCGGGACGGATCGCCGAGGTGGCCTCCCATGAACTGGCCGACAGTGCGGCCAGCCTGACACTGCGCGAAGCCCCCGTGAGACCGATTGCCGAGGGTGATGGGTTCGTGATCCGCGCAGGCTGCGACAAGCGCATGGAGACCTGCGGCGCAAAGTTCGCCAATACCGCCAACTTCCGCGGTTTCCCACACATCCCGGGTCAGGATGCCGTGCTGCGATACGCCACAAAGGATGGTGGACATGAGGGAGCCGTGCTGTGAACGTCGTTTCCAGCGGGAACGACGGGCGGCAGTGCATCGCATCGCGATACGTGAAAGCCAGCACCGACCCCGAGCGTGTCATCGCCATTGCGCGCTCCTGGCTGGGCACGCCCTATCATGATCAGGCGAGCCTGCGCGGCGTCGGCTGCGACTGTCTCGGGCTGGCGCGCGGTGTCTGGCGGGATGTCGTCGGCCCCGAGCCATTTCCGATCCCGCCCTACAGCCGCGATTGGGGTGAGACCGGCCCGCGCGAGGTGCTGGCCGAGGGCGCCAGACGGATGATGATCGAGCGCCCGCATGCAGAGGTCGGTCCCGGCGCGCTGGTCCTGTTCCGCATGACCCCGCGCGCCATCGCAAAACACGTCGGCATCCTGACCGGGCCCGACACATTCCTCCACGCCTATGAGCGCCTCGGCGTCATCGAGGAACCCCTGACACCCGCCTGGCGGCGGCGCATCGCCTTCGCCTTCCTTTTTCCGGATCGGACCTGACTTATGGCCACGCTTGTTCTTGGGGCCGTCGGCTCGGCCATTGGTGGCAGCATCGGCGGGGCGATCTTCGGCGTCAGCGCCGCCACGATCGGCGGTTTTGTCGGCTCGACCCTCGGCTCGGCGGTCGACAGTTGGATCGTGTCGTCGCTCACCCCTGCCCAGAGAATCGAAGGCGCCCGACTGGACACATTGCGCATCACCTCTTCGACCGAGGGCGCGGTCCTCCCGCGGCTCTACGGCCGCATGCGCATTGGTGGCAATATCATCTGGGCCACGGATTTCCGCGAGCGCAAGAAGACCTCTACCCAAGGTGGCGGCAAAGGCGGGGGTGGACCCAAGGTCAAGACCACCGAGTATCTCTACTATGCTTCCTTTGCCGTTGCCCTCTGCGAAGGTCCCATCACCGGCATTGGCCGCATCTGGGCCGACGGCAAGCTGCTTGATACCTCCGGTCTGACCTGGCGCTGGTATCCCGGCGACGAGATCCAGACAGCCGATCCCTTCATCACTGCGACTATGGGCCCCGAGAACACACCGGCCTATCGCGGCACCGCCTATGTCCTGTTCGAAGACCTGCCGCTGGCAAAGTTCGGCAACCGCCTGCCGCAGCTGTCCTTCGAGGTCTTCCGCCCTCTTGGAGGCGCGGACAGCGCAGAAAACCTGATC